TTTAACTCTGGAATCTCGATTTGATTACCCAACCCCCATTTGGTATAATGGGTAATGAGAGGGGGCAGATATGAGAATCGTCATCTGTTCAGTTTGTGAGAAAGAGTGGCAACTTCGTAGTGGTATGGCTTTTGAAAGTTTAGGTCGCCATACAAGATCAGAACACAAAGAGGCTGAAGCCGCGCAAGCGGCTTAGGAGGGAAACTTAAATGGTTAAAGAAATTAGAGATAGCCAGAAAAGCCGACATTATGCGTCAGAGCGTTTTCTGTATTCATCAGGTAAAACTGTTACAAAGTTAGGTTCCACATTTAATCTAACTAAAGAAAGTTCTATTGCTGAGTGCCAGCAATATTTAGATGTTATCTGCGACCAATATTGGTTTAGGCAGAGATTTGGCAAACGCCAGATTTGGGTTCAATCAGGTCGCAATGGCGGAAAAGCCTACGGCTCGCGAATTACTCTTGGCACTTGGGCTAGAAATGAAGCAATCATTCTTCATGAATTGGCTCATTGCTTGGCACCTCGAACATCAAAACATAATGCCGAGTTTGCTGGAATCTTTTTATTCCTAGTTAAAAATGCTTTCGGCGCTGACAAGGCGAAAGAACTTCGCGAGTCATACAAAACTCACCGCGTTAAATACAACAACTCGGCAATCCCGCCGATCAATAAAAACTGTTTGACCCATTCGCAAATGAACGCTCTTGCCGCCAAGAACAGGCGAGCAGAAAATAAACGCGCAAAAGAGATGGCTGAAAAACCTCTGGGTCAAGAGGAGCAAGAAGCGCTTGTTAAATTCTTGACTCGCGCCATCAATTCAACGCAATGCGGTGCGCCAAAAAGCACAACTGCAACTAACGCTAAAAAGACATTGCGAGATTTAAAGAAAGCGTTTTTGCTCTAAGCCTTTTTCTTATCTACCTTGGCAAACGCTTCGTTGATCTCTGACGAAGTTAGTTTGCCATCGTCAAGGAAAGATCGAGCAAGACTCTCAACCACGGTGGCAACTCCGAGAAGCCCAGCCATGAGAGCAGCGGTCAATGGTTCAAGACCAAAGAGTGAGCCAGCACCGATTACCGATAAGCCAGAAGCGGCGAATACAGAAACGATCCGCATTAAAACATTCTTAATACTTTTCATTCGTCATCACTCTTTCTGCGTAGCGGGTAAGTCAAAATCCAAATGCCTAAACACCACGCAGTCGCATAGGCAACTGCTGACTTTGCTGATCCGTCAATAGTTACCCACGCAATAAAGAAACCGAGCATGGTAAATAACTGACCGATTAAATCATTGAAAAAGTTTTTCATTTACATTCTCCTTATAGATAGTGAAGCAATCGCACCGATAATGACCGAGGCAACTACAACTGTTTGTGATTCTTGGCGTTCGGTATCTGACATATCTGAGCCGATACTTGATAAAGCCAAAAGTGCTTTTGCTGGGTTAGTAAAAATTGCTCCAACGAATTCAGCAGGATTGCCTACCAACTCAAGTGCGTCAGCAACCTCAGCAGTAATGACGATTGGCTCGCCACTTTCATCAACGCGAGTTTCAACGGGTGTTTCAGGTGGCAAGTTTTCGTAGTCAATACCTGCCGCAACTAACGCGGCGGCTGGAACTGGCTCACCTTCGTATTGGGCAACAATGGCTTCAGCCACAACTTCCTTTTCCGCTTCGGTCAATTTGCCATCCTCTGAAACCGAGGCAATAATTGACTCAACTTCTTGTGCCGATACATTTCCATCGGCTAAGATTTCGGTTAATAATTGAGAGGAGTTTTCAGATGGCAAGTTGGAATTCGATTGCAGTTCTGGGGTTGGTAACGGCGTTGGCTGTTGCGGTTCTGGTTTGGGTTCGGGGACGATAGGTGCTACGGGCAACGGACTTTCTGGCGCTGGGGTTGGTAACGCTGGTTGCGGGGTTGGTGGTTCGACTGGCTCTAAAGGCGGGATGGCAGGATCGGCGGGGTCGCTGGGGATTGGTTCTGGTAGCGGTTCTGGTTCTGGCGCTGGTTCTGGTATGGGCAATGGCTCTGGTTGAGGTTCTGGCTCAATAGGTGGCTCAACTGGCTCGGGCGCTGGCTCTGGGCTAGGTTCTGGTATTGGCTCGGGTTCTGGGGCAGGTTCAATTTCAAGAGGGGGTTCAAGTGGGGGTAACTCTATCGGAGCATCTATGGGCGGCTCTAGGGCTGGTTCTGGGGCTGGTTCTGGGCTGGGTATGGGCTGAGGCTCCGCTGAAGCGACAGGTTCGGGTGTTGGCTCAGGACTTGGTTGAGGCTCAGGGGTCACAGGAGTTGGCGTTGGTTCTGGAGGGGTTACTGGAACAGGCGGTAACACGGGTGTCGGAACTGGAGAAGGAATTGGGGTTGGCTCGGGCGCAGGTTGAGGCTCGGGAGTCGGACTTGGTATTGGCTCAGGCACGATTGTTGGTGTTGGTTGGGGAGCAGGGGCGAGAGTCGCTGAAGGTTCGGGAGATGGAGTAGTCAATGGGGTTGGTGTGGGTTCAGGTGTGGACGGCGAAGGTTGCGGGGTCGGTTGCGGTTGAGGAGTCTGAGTTACGACAGGTTCAGGGGTTGGAGTCGCTGTCGAAGTTGATTCCAATGTTGGTGAAGGACTCGGAGTTATCGGAGTGGAGGACGGTTCCGAACTGGGGGAAACAGTTGGTGTCGGTTGAGGAGTCGGTTGAGGTTCTGGAGCCGAATCAAATCCCAGAATAACTGCTAAGCGCTTATAGACACCGCCGCAAGGATCACCAAAAATATCGTTAGTTGCCATAATGCTTGCGATTGCTCGACCTAAAAATACTGCCGCGATTTTTTCAGCGGTACTAGGTTCGTGGCATTGATCTATTGAATATCCGTTGGGTGTTCCGTAACTCGCAAATAAAACTGTAGTGAAAATTTTGCCAGCAGGTGCTATCAATTCCAAAATAGAATTTTCCTCTGCTGTACCCTGAATTGTTGAAATTACAGAAGGAGAAGGCGATGGATTGGTTGCTGTTGGGCTGGCTATTTGTGATGGCTCTGGGCTGGGCAATGGTGTTGTGGCTGGAGTTGGTGAAGAAGTGGTACTGGGATCAGGAGTCGCAACAGGACTTGGATCAACCGTGGTGGTCGGAGTCGGAGAAGGACTCGCAACCACAGGTTCCGAAGTTACCAAGGGAGAAGGCTCAGGTTCGGGAGATTGAACTGGGGTAGCGACCAAATTAAAAGTTAAAGTTGGGCTACACATTGTTGGACCGTAGAAGCCAGCCCAGAAACCGTTATCAATTCCGCCGCCCAATAAAACAATATGGGTGATATATCCAGAATAACCAGATTGTAAAGTTACATTTTGAGTTTCTAATTCTCGTCTGTCGTAAGTCATATCCTCGACTAGAGAATCTCCGTTATACATACGGAAGGCAACTTTGTAGGTATCTACGATTGGTGGCTGATTGCCAATTTTGTTATCTTGAAGATTGCTCACATTAACGGTTGCTACTGCTCCAGAGGCGATAACCCCATTTACGGGAATTGTCTTAGTTACCTCAGAATATTGATAAGAAAAGGTGGCGCACTCGCCGTTTATGTTCACCATGCTTGGATTTGAAGCGGTGAACTCGGACATTGGAAGGGCTTTAGCGTCCGACATTGGAACTAGGGCAAATATGCCGATAATACATAAAACGGTCAAAAGCCGTAAATGCCTCACAGTAACCCCCTTTTGGGTCACTCGGACACGACTAGCGGTAATTGTACCAATAGCAAATCCATGCTAAACTGGGGTTGTAAATGAGAGATAGAGAGAGGATACAAAATGTCAGAATCAACAGGTCGTCCATTTAGCGAGAATGAATTGCTTAACCAGATTGGTCGCATGAATGTCTTTGCGATTTCAGGTGGTCGAGTCAGCGTTATCGTCAATGACGAAAGAGAAACAGTCGAAATCCAATTACCAGTTAGCAATGGTTATCGCGTTTCGATCAAATTAGGTTGGGACGATACTTACACAGTTAGCCGTCAGTTTGTCCGTAAGGGCGTTGTATTTGATAAGGGAACTGTTGAAGGTGTCTACTGCGAGGAAATTGGCGAGGTCGCCTACAAAGCGTCTTGCTTCCGCTCCTACGATTTCGGAAAGGTGAGTGCGTAATGAGTTTAAATCAAGCACCAAAGTTTCTATTTAAATGCGCGGATTGCGATTATCACGCCACAGTCAAAGGCGAGTGGGCAGTAATAACTCGCTATCCCGACCAAAGTGTTTATTCATTCCTTTGCTTTACTTGTGATACAAAGAAAGAGGTGGCGTAATGACACTAGATCAAGCAAAGCAACTTGTAGGCAATCAGCCAACATGGGCGCTACGCAACATGGTTAAAGCATTGAAAATGCTACCCGCGTTAAATACTGCTGAGGATAACGAGCGCCTAGAAGCCGCAAAGTTTATTATCCAAGCCCGAAACAAAGAGATGAGATCGGCGCAGATAGCGTTCAATAAAATCTCTCGCTAGGATTCTGGCATGAATCAATTTACGCTCCACCACGGAGATTGTTACGAAGTAATGAAATCCATGCCAGATAACTCAGTAGATTCAATAGTTACTGATCCGCCTTATGAATTAGGTTTCATGGGTAAATCTTGGGATTCAACTGGGATCGCTTACTCGGCTGATATGTGGGCTGAGGCTTTGCGCGTACTCAAATCAGGTGGGCATTTATTGGCGTTCTCTGGTTCTCGAACTTATCACCGAATGGCTGTTGCTATCGAGGACGCAGGTTTTGAAATCCGTGACCAGATTATGTGGGTATATGGATCAGGGTTTCCTAAGTCGCACAATATAAGCAAGGCTATTGATAAAGCGGCTGGCGCTGACCGCGAGGTAGGAAATCTAAAATTCAAAGGTGGCACTCAACTCGGTGTAATAAATGACGATGGTTGGGAACCGAAAGATGTTTATGAATCTTTTTCTACTACCGAGGAAGCAAAACAATGGGACGGCTGGGGAACTGCTCTCAAGCCAGCCCATGAACCTATCGTTCTAGCGCGTAAACCTTTTGCTGGAACTGTTGCTCAAAATGTATTGGCTCATGGAACAGGCGCATTAAACATTGACGCGAGCCGAATAACTATTGCTGAAGGTGACGAACCTAGCGCTGGAAGTAGAACTGCGACATTCGGAACACAGGAAACAATTTCAGGGGGTGACGGCTCTGGGGGCTGGCAACCTGCTAGTGGGCGTTTCCCCGCAAACTTTATCCATGACGGAAGTGACGAAGTTTTGGCGCTATTTCCTGAAACTGGTAAATCAACAGGTGGTCGCATTGGAAAAAAATCAATGGGTGATGTTACAAATGTGCCAGCGGGAGAATACGAAGCGGGCGATCCAGGATTCGGTGACTCAGGTAGCGCCGCTAGATTCTTTTACTGTGCTAAAACAAATAAGCGTGATCGCAATGAGGGATTAGATAAATTTTTTGCTAAGCAAACTTTAGGCGGCGGTGGATTAACTGCCGAAATTAAAGAGGACGGAAGTTACGACACGGCGAGCGCGGGCGGTAAATACGGATCAGTCAAGGCTGTATCTCAAAACTATCACCCAACTGTTAAGCCGACTGCGTTAATGCGCTACCTAGTAAGACTTATTACTCCGCCAAATGGAACTGTGCTTGATCCGTTTCTCGGCTCTGGTTCAACTGGCAAGGCGTGTATGTATGAGAAGTTTGACTTTATCGGTATTGAATTGACCGAGGAATACTTGCCGATTGCCAGAGCAAGAATTGAATTTGCTCAGGTTAATAAGGAACTGGAGCAAGATACGCTGTTTTGATATATCAGCCCCTTTAGACTATACTGGAGTTTAATATAAGAGAGAGGTATAAATATGGAACACGCAATTATTGTTCATTCACCCCATTACGCTAATTGGGTGTTTGATAAGACGCACCCAACTCAGGGGCGCAGATTTATGCTGGGTCGAAACAATGTGATCCTTGAAGGTCAAAAGCGCAAACTCAACATTGACGAGATTGAGCCAGAGATGCCTCACACCGAGGATTTGTTACTTGTCCATGACGAACTTTATGTCTATGAAGTAACGATCAAGGGTTTATCTGATGAATGGACAGGGCAACGCCATGACTTAGGCGATCTTGCTAACCTCTTTGTGGGCGGAACTCTTACTGCGTTAGATACCTTGTTAGAGAGAAAGACAAAGTTAGCGATTCACCTCGCGGGCGCGAAGCACCATGCTATGCGCGACTACTCAAGCGGATTCTGTATCTTTAACGATTTCGCTATCGCCGCTACTAAAGCCACTAAACTTGGAAAGCGTGTTGCGATCTTTGATTGTGACGCTCACCATGGGGACGGAACTGAAGCGTTGCTCAAGGGCAACAAAGATGTTCTGACCTTCTCGGTTCACCAATGGGGTATTTTTCCAGGAACGGGATTAACTTCCGACTTTAGTAAAAATGCGATCAACTTCCCGCTTGCCGCTGGAACTAATGACGAAGGTTTATTCGAAGCGGTAAAAACCTTTAACGAGGCTTGCCATGAATTTAAGCCTGATCTGATTTTCATTGCCTGTGGCGCTGACGGTTTAAAAGATGATCCACTATCGGAACTTAATTACACCCTACTTGGTTACGAAACTACCATGAAGGCAATTCGTGACGAGTTTCCAGATATGCCGATTCTCTTTGGTGGCGCTGGCGGATACCAGCCAGACGATCAAACGCCTGAACTTTGGGCTAAAGCCGCTCTGGAACTGGTGGCTTAAAAGAGGGCGCTGTACGCTTGCCCCATGACCACAATCGTTGCTGTCCAGTATCACGACAAAGTTGTAATCGGTGCTGACAGTTTGGTTACTTCAAACAGAAAATTTAATCACCCAAAAATGATTAAAATAAGCGAGAGAAATAACTATTTGATTGCGGGCGCGGGGGAAGTTGCGGCGTGTGATATTGCTCAGCATATTTGGGAGCCACCAACTCCAACAGTTAATGACAAAAAAGACTTGTATCACTTTATGATTGCTACTGTGATTCCTTCGTTAAAAAAGGCTTTCAAAGATAACGATTACAAATGGGAAAAAGACGGTGACGAGGAAACAAAGTTTGCTTTCTTGATTTCCGTTGAGGGCGAAGTCTTTGACATAAGTGACGATTTTGCTGTTTGTTTAGATAGCGCGGGCTTCTATGGTGTTGGCTCTGGTTCGTCTTTGGCTATTGGAGCATTACGAACTGGTGCCTCACTTGAGGACGCTTTAAAGATAGCCGCTGACATTGATCCTTATACAGCGGCACCGTTTATTTTTCACGAACAACTTAAGAAAAAGAAAGTTGCACCTCGAACCAAAGTATAGTAATCTAACTCCCGTTACATAAACCTATTGAGAGGAATAGCCATGAACGAGCAAGAAGTAAGCAATAAGTTCCAAGACATAATCCAGCCTAAGATCATTAACAAAATCGTTCGAGAGAAGCGACCACCAGCAAAGTTTCCAGAACTGCGTTATCTCTGGGGTATTACATTGCTTGGTAGTTTTATTCTAATGATCGTTGGCGCAACTATCTCAACAATCTTAGAATCTGTCTAAGATAGGGACGGACGGCGTTTGTTAGCGCAGGGGTAACAAATCTTTTCAACTAATTCTATTACGCCTAAAACAAACGCGTCTGTACCTGAGTAAACGATCTGCTCTGAAGAACCACAATCAACACACATAACTTCTCCTTTTTAAAATTTGTGTAGAACTAACATATTCTCAACATCTGCGTCATAAACTTCAATAGAAAATGACGCTTGCTTTATGTCGAACTGCCTAGCATGATGAACACAAAAATATAAATCACCATTAACAAAACTGGCTCGCACCATTGCTTGCGCCCCACATTTATCGCACCGATCATGGAGCGTTAAATTGGATCGCTCCATGGTGCGGGTCATTTTTTATTCTTGTCGGTAATCGGACCGCCAACGATCCAAGCCCTACAAGTGCGGCGGGAAGCGCACTTAAAGTCGAAAGCCTCGCAATAGCCCAACTCGCCAGCCTCGGCTACATCGTAGGCATTTTCAGCGCTGTCGCCCTGAGCCAGCCCGCCCTTGATACATTCCAGCATTGCTGAAGTCTGGATGAAGGCAGCACAGTTTCCGCAACGCTGTTTCTTAGCCTCTGCTACCGATACAGACCACTCTTTAGCCGTTTCAGCCCAGAACTCATCATTCTTCTCTGAAGGGTTAAGCGGACCATAATTAGCGTCTGAGATCGCCTTTTTGCGGTTTTTAAGATTGGCTCTTACATCCTGAGTCGCTGTTGGGCAAGAAGCCTTCAAAAGTGTGGCGAGTGCTGGTGTAAGAGTCATAAACAAAGGGTATCAGGCGAACATTTGTTCGATTAACTCGATTTGAATAACTAACCCCCGTATGTTATACTTAGATTGTAAAAGAGAGGAGATAAAAAATGAAATGTGCCAAATGCGGTGCGATCATTGAGAAGTACGAAGTATTTCCAGAAGGTATTTGCGTGAAATGCTACGCCGAAAAATTCAAAGAGGAATGGGCTAGTGCGATCAAGGTTGGGAGATTCAAGTGAAAATCACAAAAAAGGCTCAAAGAGAAGTTTTGAAAGATATTCGCCGCCAACTCGTATGGATTGAGGACGCGATCAAGCAAGGCGATCAAGAGTGGATTGACCAATATGCGAACCAGTTATCTGCCACAGCGATCTCGCTTCACTCAGAAACTATGAGCGAGTCGTAGAATATCTAACCCGAGTATGATATACTGATCCTGTAACCAAGAGAGAGGGAACAAAATGAGTCAGGTAATTGAAAAAGTTCAGCCAGTAGTAGGAGATATTTTCTACACTTCATGGGGCTACGATCAAACCAATGTCGAGTTCTACAAAGTAGTTCGTGTTTCTAAGTCATCTGTTTGGGTTCAACAAACAGGTCAGACAAGAGAAGAAGCAACTTACGGCGGCGGAGATTATTGGAAAACAAAATCAACTGGGGAAATTTACTCACGCGAGGTTCGTAACTGGGAAACAGGCGAATATGAATTGAAGATTGCGCCAGTTACTTGCCACCGTATCCAACACGATAGCCACGGCAAGCCAGCAATTAAAATCAATTCTGTTGTTACAGGTTGGTTCTGGGACGGCGAAGCAAAGTCTGCTTCAACAGGTCACTAATAAACCAAGGGAGAAAAATGAAAACACATTCTGATTTTAAAAAGGCTCTAAGTGTCGGCACAAAAGTTCAAACTCTTGCGCTTGCTAGTGGAGTTAAAGGTGGCAGATTAAATGTTGGCGATATTAGAACAGTCATTAAAGCCAATACTGTCGGCGTTTATCTTGCGACTGAAGGCGGGGGCGTTAGCGGTTCTTTCCTTGGTTTTGATAAGGCGGGCGATTGGGAATTTAATGGCGACATAGCCACGAATACAAAAGTTGGTTATTCGTACAAAGTAGGGGTTTGATATTTAACCCCAGTTATGTTAAACTTAGATTGTAACCGAGAGAGGGAGAATAAAATGGGGTGGGAATCAACTCATGTTGGAAGTAATATCACCACTAGAGCGTTTATAGAATATTACATTCGGCGCACTTATGACGGTATTTACGAATCAGTAAAAATCTTTGAAGGCAAGAATATTGACGGGCAAAAAGCATTTTATGTTGCCCTTAAAAAACTTGAGGACAATTCCATTTTTGCTTCTGTTTTTTTGACTGAGCGCAGAAATGGTCAGGTAGCCGTAAAAATTATAGGTGAATCAGCACAACCGTTCTACTACGAGGCTCCAGAATCGTTTATCAATGTCTTAACTCCGTCAGCAACTTTAGAAGGCGCTTGGTGGAGAAACCGTTGTTTAGAATCTAAAGAGGAGGTCGCTTAAATGGGATACACACATTACTGGACACTTGAAAAGCCAATTACCGAGGATTTCTTTGAATCAATTCGGGATCGCGTCAAGGAAATTGTTGAAACTGCTCGCGAGGCTGGAATTCCAATGGAAACTGATTTTGGAATAGATCACTTCGCAATCAATGGGCAAGCCGAAGGCGCTCACGAAACATTCTCAATCAATGTTGAGGATAACGATTTCAATTTCTGCAAGACTGCCGAAAAGCCTTATGACGCGGTAGTGACAGCGATTCTAATTCTGCTCAAAAAAGAACTTGGTGATTCAATCAAGATCACTTCTGACGGAACTTGGAATGACTGGGAAGGCGGGCGCTTGCTCTTTGAAACAGTTTTTGACGAGCAACCAGAAAGCGTTATTTCTAAGTTTTAAAGCGTCCAAGGATTTGACTGCGTAAAAGATAAAGGCGAGATCGGTTGGTGAACTGTCTTGTTCTCGTAGAGGGCAAGCAGTATCGCCTCGGCTCGGTCAGGTGAATGGACTCCGCGTTTCTTCATTTCAATCTTTGATTCAATTTGGATACGACCAGACGAATCAGATTTAAAAGTCGGACCTGCTAACTGGGCGAGAACTGCTCTATCAACATCTAGGCGCAAATCTTGTTTATCGTCTTTAGGTTGTAAGAGTGATCGGGTATTCCACCACATTTCAGCGCGTTGGTTTTTAAACTTAGCCTGATCCTTTGGGCGCTCTGCGACATTGACTGCCACAATTTCAGCGCTGTGGCGGTTTTCGTTTTGCCATGTTTTTAATAGCGATACAACTCCCCAGCCCACGCCAATAGTGTCAATCTTGACTCGCACCTTCTGGCTTATTCCTCGGGCTGTGTGAAGCGCTGTGGCGTTGTTTATATGCTCAAGGATTACACCTGCCACATCAACCGCGTTGGAATTCGCCTTGCCAGAGGATCGGTGAACTAAAGAGATTTTGTAGCCGTCTGCCTTAGCAATAACAAATTCATCTCCGCCGTCTGAAGCAATATCCACGCCTAGTCGAATTACTTCGCTGTCGAGGTGATCCTCGTTTTGTGTAGCCAACTCTGCCCATTGATACGGAATAACTTTGCCTGTACCAGTTTGCGGGAATCGAGCAAACACACGGGCTTCAACGAACGGGCTATCCTCACCGAATTCACCGATTACATCGTCTACCCAACTCTGATCCACTAAATGCGTAGAAACTAAATGCGCGTCTACATGGGGTGGGCATGATCGGCATTGCCCAGTTTCCTCACCCGTAAAGTTTGGTGTGTCATAAGCGCCAATAGGAATACTTTCGTAAATGGGCGAATTACAAATACGCTCGAACCAAGTTTGTTCTTGATCGGTAGGCGGGTTTCCTAAAACTAAAAGGCGTGTGTGTCCACCTGTCATAAGCGCTTCAAGTGCTGATCCAATTTTATCTGACAAACCACCCGCTTCATCTACTACTACGAGCAAGTGTGGTGCGTGGATACCTTGAACTGCCGCTTCATTATTATCGGCTGGGCGAAAACCATAAGCAACTACGGTGTCGTCCATTTTCCATTCTGTTGTAAGAATTTCTCCAGGAAGTTCATGCGCCATGTGAACTCTGCGAATCTGCGCCCACATAATATTTCTTACCTGTTTGAAAGTTGTTGCTGTTGTAATCGCAATAGCCGTTCCAGGCGGGTGAACTGAAATCCACCATGCTACGGCTCTAGCGGCTAAGTGAGATTTTCCAGGCGCGTGACAAGCGGGAACTGTCGTTCTCTTGTTATCTCGAATCGAATTAAGAATCTCGCGCTGTTTAGACCAAAGTGTTTCGCCTAGCCCTTGCTCAACAAAGCCAACTGGATCATTCTCAAATCTTGCCCATGGGTTATCTATCTCAGCATCAAGAATTACGCCAAGCGCGTGTTTTTCCTCAGCCGTAAGCGTTAGATAAATTTCGTTTCTTTGTTCAATGCTCGCGTTGAGAACTTTGTCTACTAAGCGCTCACTCATTATTTCCCTTTACGACTAGCAATCACCTTAGCGATTTTTTGCTCAAGGTCGCCAACTTCAACCACCATTTTAACTGGATCGCCGTCTTGCCCTGTGTGTTCAATTCGCTCTTTGCGTCCATAGGTATTTTGGCGAGTGCGCTCTAACCACCATGCTGCCGCTTGCCAAGTTCCATTACTCGCTGACTTCTGAATGATCGCAACATTTCGAGCCGTGGCTTCATCTCGCGCTTTTTCTACTGCGTTCATAAAGTTTACATAGGGGGTTTCTAATTCAATCGGTTTAGCATCTGGCATTAACTTGAGCCGCTCCGACTCAGCCTTGCCTCGAGCCATCCAAAGAAAAAAAGTGTTTCGATTTATTCCAGCAGCACCAGCAGCGTCCTCTGCGTAATTGCCTAAACGGATCAACTCAACGATCTTGGTCTGCATCTC